GCCGCTTGCAGAAACCTCCCAAGGCGGGCCGGATCGCCCACGATCTCCGCCTTCAGCGCCTCCAGCGACACCGAGGGGGTCTCGACGACCGCGAGGGTCTCAACGACCGGAGCGGTGCGGGCGACACAAGTATCGGCCTTCTTACACCATGAGCAGTATTCACAAACGGTCGGCTTGCGGTTTGGATCGGTTGCCGAGGCTAATACATCCCCGACGACTTGTGAGGCTGTCTCGTAGGTGAAATGATATTCCACCACCTCGCGTTGGTCGCAGAATAGCAAATGCATCGTCCACTCCAGTGCATATGCGCGATCCATGTTCCCAAGACAGTAGGCCGCAGCCTGCTCGTAATACGAGCGCATAGAACCCGACTTGAGATCGTAACTCGTCGCTTTGGTTTCTGTCCTCGCATCCTCCGTCCCCTCATGCTCCATGCCCGGGGTGCGAACCTTGAGCTTGTCCTCGTCTGCCTCAATCGGAGCGCCATCCGCGAGGGTGCGGGCGGTCGAAACCGCCCACGCCACCGCTTCCAGTTCCTCGGTCGTGAGCGCGACCTCCACCGGCTTGCCTTGCAGCAAAGCCCGGAACGCCGCATCCATCCGCGTACCACGCTCCGCCGCAGGCCCAGCCACAGGATTGGACTCGTAGCACGGGCATTGCGCCAATTTTGGGAGTGATGAGTGCCGGATCATTTCGCCTCCTTCAATTTTGAAACGATAAAAGCATCGAGGTCGTCTTGTCGGACGCGGTAGCACCTCTTGGAAATCTCAATATATGGGATTTCCCCTTCGCGGCATTTTTGCCAGAACAAAGACCGTGAAATGCCAAGATATTTGGCTCCCTGTCGGCAAGTCATTAAAGGACTCATTATGCCGCCTCCTTCTGTCCGAGAACTGCTGCGAGAAACTTGCCAACATTCGCCAGCACCCGTGTTTTGTAAGCGCCATCCTTGAGATCACGAAATGTCTGCCCCTCGGCGATCTGCTCCTTGGCGATAAGGAACGCATTCACCGCCGCCTCGTTGGCGACCAATTCCTCGGGCCATGCCGTCTCGGTGGTATCATTTGATACTGCGACCGCCTCGACCTCGACCACCTTCGGAGTCTCCACCGCCGGAGCCGCTGCGCGAACCGGGCGAGGGGCGTCGAATTCTTGAACTTCCTCCGGGGTATACATCCCATTCAATACCGCAGGGAATACCGCACGGACCCCCTCGGAGATCACCCGGGCGCGGAGCATTTGACGAGGGTAGCTGCGCCAGTTGTCCTTCGTCCCGAGGCCAGCAGACCTAGCCCTAGCCATGTCCCAATCGATGCGGAGCGATCCGCCCTGCGGGTGCGAGAATGTCGCCGAGACCATCTCATTGCAATGGTCATGCCACTCCACCTTGCCGCCCGCACTCTGGAACCTCGCCAGCATCGAGTCCGCTTTCAAACTCGCCCTACCTTGAATGATGTGGTAGTCGCTCGCCACGCTGCC